CTAATGAATAATTTTGAAGTTTATTATAAACATTTCTATTAATAGTTAAAAATCTATATTTTAATCTATTATTAGATTTAATGTAATGGCCCTTTTTAAGAGCTGGTACACTAAGTTTATAGTAAAGTTTTGCCACAAGATTTACTAAAGTTAGTTTAGAAAAATAGGGATTTTCTTTAATTTTAAAATAATCGTATAATATTGTAAAAACAATAAAAGGATTATATAAATTAGAGAAAATTCCTTTAACTGGTAAACCAGTTAATTCTATACCTTCCTTAGGTCTTATTCATCTCTTAGCAAATTCATATGTATCAGATGATACATGTGTTTTGTTAAGAGATATATCTACACCCATTTTATTCATAACTTTAATATATGTTTTAGCAACTTTATCGTTTTTTATAACAATATCGTCACCTAAAATCATATATTGATTAAAGTTATCAATATTATTTAGGAATGCACAAAAATGCACAACTAAATGGTGGGTGAGAGTAAAGACTGCTCAAGATGAATAGGTTCCCATTGGTTGTCCAGTTTGGTACTTAACTAAAGTATCATCTGGAGTTACAAAGACTCGATTATGTAATAATCAATGTCAACTTTCAGCTAATTCCATATGGAATATTCTAGCTAAAAGTCTTTTTTGTAACACAATTGGAAATCTATCCGTTGCTGAACTTAAATCAAGGGATCAAAATTGTTCATTGTTAGTGTAGTCTCAATTATGATGGGGATCCTGAGAAAAGGTTCTATCACAATGAAATTTTGATAATAACATCAAAATTTTATCGTGAATAGGCTTTAAGTATAGTTGAGTATAATAGTCAGAAATGGCTATTAATCTTAACTTTGCTTCAGGATCTTTTATAAAGGAAATCTTTCCTTTATAATTAAAAATAACATTACCCTTTTTATAAGGTTTAATATTATTTTCCCATGCATAATTGTAAGAAGACATGAAAAATTCCTGTCCTTCCTTGTTTGTAAGATTAAATATCTGTTGCATTTCAGAATAGTTATACAATAATAAACTATTTTGAGATGTCAAGGTAGCAGGTCCATGAGGACCAGCTTTACTTGATAAATAAATATTATCTTTTGAAAAAGAAGGATGATCTAATTTAAGATTAAATTCTTTAACAAATTTATAAATGAATCCAGAAGGTAATATAAAATTACCTTTTGGAGGATCAGTAATAACTTTGTAATTAGGTATTACTTTATTTCAATCTTTAGATTTCAATTCTCAACCTCGACTGAAGTTAAGAATTGTCATACTAAATTTTAATAAAGCAATGGAATTTGAATCAATGAATGGTTTAAGAAACAAAAGTTTCTTAGGTCAACCATCTTTAGTAAGACCAATACTCATTGTATTGGACTTAAGAGGATGTCCACATATGTACCTAGTACAATGTAGACGCATTTGTTTATAAT